CCGTCAAAGTGTATGCGATTCTGCATGCTCAGCTGTTCAACGAATTTCATCGGCTCAGATAGGGTTTTAGGCCCCTGGACTACCTCATACATCTCTATGCCCTCAGCGCTCAAAGTCTGTGCTAACTGTGTGCAGTTCCAGGGGTCATAACCCACGCCCAAGCATTGATATCCTCTTGTATCTGTCATCAGGTACCGGCCGATATCATTGTAATCAGTTACGGAACCTGGCGACAGGTGAAACAGCCCGGAATTTGCCCAGCCCTGATATTGTGAGTTTCTGCTAGACTGTACTGTATCTTCCGGCAGCCAAAACTCCGGAAATACGTAATAATGAAGAACATTATCAGCATCAGGACGCCAAAAGACGCGCACGGCCGCGGTGACATCGAGTTTTGTAGCCAAGTCAAGCCCGTAAACGCATTCAGTCCCGGAAAAATCTTCTAGCCTGACATCATGCTGTATGCATTTCTGCCACTGTTTTAGGCTTATCCACGCCGCCGCGGCCTGTACCCAAACGTTCAGACGCTTTGTTTTATAGTCATTTTCCGCCGCCGGGGAAACAAGCGCCGAGGCCCGCTCTGACCTGATAACATCATGATCTAAATGATCCCAGTTCGGGTTGCTCTTCTGCAGGGCCGCGTCTGTCTTCCAGTCGTCATCAGGATCGATACTGTATATCAGCCCGAATTTATGATCATCCCGGACGGTTCCGTCAAGTATTTTTAATATTATTTGGTGCTGCTCATAGCAGATACAGTCTATTGACCCGCCTGCTGTTGTGATTGTCCAGAAAAGAGACTGCGCGCGCTTGCCTAATGATTTGGTAACCACGTCAAACAGCTTTCTTGTTTTATGCGCGTGCAGCTCATCCATGCAGGCAAAATGCGAATTTAATCCCTCATTTGTGCTGTCTTCTGAGGCTTTAGGCAGAAATTTACAGTTCTTTTCCGGGATAAGCAGCGCGTTATTCAGGATTTTCAGCCCGAACGCGTCTGCTAACTCCTGTTTGCTCTGCTGCGCCATCGCTTTTGCGTCATCGAAGACAATACGCGCCTGGTCCCGTGTTGTCGCAAAACTGTAGACGTCCGCGGATAATTCGCCATCAGCGCACAGCATATACAGCGCGATAGCAGATGAAAGGGTGCTTTTCCCGTTTCCGCGCGGTACCTCAAGATAGACAAAATTAAACCGTCTCCGGTCGTTTTCTGTCTTTTTCCATCCGAAAACGGTAGTAATGAAAAAGCACTGCCACGGCTCGAGCTGCAAGTGTTCCCCGGCCGCGGGACCTTTGATGTTTTTCAGGAGCTCGGCGAAGGTGCAGACGCGATTAGCAGCATCAGGATCAAAATAATAAGGAAAATCCGCGCTTCTTTGCCGTTTCAGGTCCTTTTGCTGTCTTCTGCAAGCGTTGACCACGCCCGCCCGGCAGGCTGGTATCTTACCCGCCAGGACATCTGCAATATATTGATTTGCCTTTGCTACATAATCGGTCATTATTTAACCAGCTCAAGGAACCCGTTAGTTTTTGTCCGGGCGGGATCATCTGTAACCGTGTTTTTGGCACTGATTCGCGCCCGGGCCGCAGGTGTCAGGCCAAATTCTCCGCTGAATTTTAGTACGATCGTATAGAGCGTGGCTTCGATTGATACCCAGGGCGCCTGGATCGGGTACCCCGTTTTAGTGGTTACAATCATGCCATCGGTTTTGATTTTTTCCGCGGCCTGCTGCCACTGGCTGAACGCCTGGCAGTAGGTTGCAAATGCGGATGATGTTTGCTCAGTTAACCGGCCGTCCTTTATCAGGGCGGGCGCCTGTTTCCGCCACTCCTTTTTAGCTGTATCATCGAGCCATGCAGGACATTTTATATCAGCCATAAAAACCCCCTTTTGTATGTATCACACGCTTGAAAAAATCTGGGCGGGCGGTACTTTCTCAATCCCGCTGTTCATTTTTTGCCCCCCTACCCTCCAAAGTTGGCATGGTTTTTGCATTTTGAGCAAAATTTCACCATTTGCCCATATCTTCACGGGCGGTTTTCCGGGAGTGGCACGAGTGACAGAGCGCCTGCCAGTTGGATTGATCCCAAAACAATTTTTTATTGCCTTTGTGCGGGATGATGTGATCTACATCAGTGGCAGGAGCGCCGCATATAGCGCATAGCGGATGCTGTGCCAAAAAAATCTTGCGCGCTTTATTCCATTTTGAATCATACCCACGCGCCGAGGGCGTCTTGTCATGTGATTGCAGCTGTGCCAGGCGTCTCTGCTTTTCTTTTAATATGGCATGCTTTTTGCAGTAGTGCCCGCCCTTTTCCGCAAGATCATGACATCCGGGGAATTCGCAGAATCTTTTGACATCAGGCATGATCATCTTCTCCCGGGTGTTTGTCGTTTTCTGTCTCAGCAAGTGTTCCGCTGATGTTGCTGTTTGTCTTGATATCAACTGCCCGGAGAATTATCTCCTTTATCTGTTCCGTGCCGAGATACCCGACAAAAGATCCGATGCATAATGCGACTTTAGGATCGAGCGGGCTGAAGTAGTTAAGCCCGTAAAAAATCCCCGTGGTTAAAGACATGCAGAGGGCCGAATCTATTAACTTATTAGTGATAGATCCGGACCGATTCGCGAGCCTGAGCATAGATGTAACAAACGCCAAAAACGCCCCGGCTATTACCGGGTGCTCCCTGAAGAACTGATCTAAAAAATGCATTTGCTACACCTCCGGTACACTGCACCCGGGATTTTATTATACACTGTCCGGACTCTTGAAAACGCGCTGCTTACCGTACGGGCCGCAAGCGCGAACCCCGGCCTTCTTCCAGCCGTGTTTGAGCAGAGACGCCGCGATCCTGATTGAATCTGCTTTCTTGAGCATCTCCCGCCGCTGGTTAAAGCACTCTGTCCAAATCTCTATGACTGATATATATGTGCGCTTTATACAGCCTTTCGCGTTCGGATTCATGTACCACGCCAAACGGCGATCCAGAGTGAAATTGTCCCAGCCGCCCGGGATATCAGTCTCCACGAACTGCATGATTACGCCGTCTTTCTCGTCAGTCTCAAGCGCCTGGTTCTGTTCCTGCTCTGCTGTCTTTTGAGCCTCGGCAGATAAGATCAGAGACTCCCCGCGGGCGTTGTAATACTTGACCTCCGCCCAAATCTGTTTTGTCTCTTCCTGTGTCAGGTCCCACGGGTGTTTGGCCGCGCCGCCGTTGCATCTGATGTTTAAGAATCTTCTGTTGCCTGTCATATCTGACAGATAGCCAGTCTCGGAGTTAGCAGTACCAAAGAAAACGCACTGCCGCGGGTGTGTCTCTACCGTCCTGCCGTACGCGGGACGGTATACATCTATCGACCGGGATAAAAACGCTTTAACGCTCTCCAAATCAGAGCGCCGCAGGCCGCCGTCTACCTCAGATAACTCAATGATCCAGCCCTGCTGCAACCCCTCGGCCGCGCTTTTGTCTCTTGTGCCCGCAAGACTTATATTGTCGTTAAACCACTCGCCGCCCAGCCTGGCTAATAATGTGCTTTTACCGATTCCTTGAGGACCGTTAAGCACCGGCATTGTGTCAAATTTTGTACCAGGCTTGATGATTCTCTGCATTGCAGCGCATAAGGTTTTACGCATGACTTCGCGCGTATATACGCTGTCTTCCGCCCCTAAGTAGTCATGCAGAAGAGTATCCACGCGCGGCACATTGTCCCACGCGGGCAAATCAGCAAAGAATTTTTTAATAGGGTGATAGCTATGCATTTCCGCGAGTTTTTCAAAGGCTTTAGGATAATCATTCACCCGGATGTGGTAAGCCGGGTAATTCTGCTCTATATAAATTCTGAAGGATGTGTAATCCGTGTCGCGAATAAAATAGCGGCCATTAGCGGGCAGTTTTTCCGGATCAAGGTCGTTCCACGGCACCGGGCGTGTGAACTCAATCTGCCCGCAAAACTCGTTGAACTGTACCCCGTCAAGATTATGATCCTCCTGGATCAGGCTGACAAACTCAGCCATGCTGCATATGGCAGATCTGCCGCTTTCCCGTGCGGGGGCCGGTTTTTTGCTCTCTGACTTTTTCGCCGTCTCTGTCTCGTCAGGGTAATCCGCGGCCGCTGTCTGCTCAAAGCCCTGAGACCGCGCCCACTCGTAAAAATCGGCTGTGGTTTTGTCGGCGCAATGCGAATGAAGGCACTTAAAGCCGCCCCCAAGATAGCCATTTGACCCGATAGGGAAATAAACAGTCTCGCCCGGGCCGCCGTCCATCGTGTGCAACTCTTCCCACGGGCAATCTATATATAACTGCCCGTCCGGGCCGATGCCATTTACACGCCCAGTAGACTTGAGCCAGTCTGCCAGACTATCCTGTTCTGCGACAGTCTCACCCTTGACGCGGACGCCCGCGCCCCCAGACGCGTCCTGCTGTATATCAACAGGGAATGAAGAGCGGATATCCTGTATAAATTCCCGGAACGCGTCTTGAGTGATAACGGGAGCGGGAAACGGGTTATTAGACCACTGATAATGATCCCCCGAAGGATGCCGGCCGCAGCAGGCTAACTGCTGACCGGTCCCAAGAAATTCAATTTTGTTGCCGCTGTCATCAGTCCATTTTATGACGTGTTTCGGCATTGTGTCGACATTTTCAATGCGCACAATCGCGGCCCAGCGCGCCGCGGTTCCGTGAGTTCTGAAAGCGATATCACGCCAGTTTACGTCAAGCGCCTTGACTAAAAAGGCCTGAACAGCAGCGCAGATATCAGGATCATCTATATCACAATCGATAGCGATATAGCCTTTATGGCCCGTCCGGAAACCGTACCCGAAATCTGGATCTCCGGACCAGTACTTTAACTCCACGGCGCTTGTGTCGTGTGTCTGCCATTTTGCCAGGCAAGTGACGCGTCCGAGGGCGTCTTTAACTGAAGGTATTTTCCCGCGGTTTTTCTGCACCCTGAGCAAAGCGCCCACGCCGCGCAAGTCCGGATTTGAAACTATAGGGACAATGAAACGGCAGTCTTCCGCGAGATTATCCAAAAATGCCCACTCGAGTGGACTGGCTCCGGCGTTTGATATTTTCTGCATTTGGATCTCCTGATGTTTCTCACTCTTCCCGTGATGATAGCACATTTTGCAGGATAAAACGCCTGAAAGGTCAAAAAATGCAAAAACGAGATAATTTTTTGCATTTTCTGCAAATGCATTTTTGACAGTCTGTGCACTAAAATAGTGCAAAATGCAAAAATTACCTCATGCTCAACAGGGGGATTCCCCAAAATGCGAAAACGGCACGCTATCCAGCAGAAACAGCGCCTCCGGGCGCGTGCCATTTTGCAGGATCTGCAAAAAGTATGAAAATCTTGAGTGTGGATAACTGCCCGAAATCGTCCGAGTTCGTTTCCTTTGTTTCCAGTTGGTTAACAATCTTTTTTCTATAAACCTTTGATTTGTAACAATAAGCAACAAAGTAAACAAAGAAACAATCAAATATAAAGAGTATAAATAATAATAGAAAAATGTAAAAATAGTTAATTATTTACATAGTACATTATATAAAACGTATAATATAGGAAATGGGGTTTGTTTCGTTACTTTGTTGCCAATTTTGAGTATAAACAGCGTAAAACAATGGTTTACGCGAAAATCAAAGTAACAAACTTTTCCCGGGATCGTTGCAATTTTCTGCATTTCTGCATTTCTGCAATTTCCGCGGCTCTTGCCGTGTCTTTCCTGGTTCCCGCGGGGGCACCCGGCGCCCGTTTGGTAAAACGTGAGTAAGTGCACAAAATGTTAAAAGGTCAGATAAAAGAGCAGGATATTGTAGACATCGGCGCGATAGGTCTTGCGCTGCTGCTCAGAAAAACACCGGAATAAAAAAAAGAAACGCCCGCGGCCGATTACGAGTGAGAACCGCGGGCGTTTTAGGACTGACACAGGCAGATGGAAAACGCGGCGCCTAGGGAAACAACCAGGAAAAACCCGGGCGCGGCCTGTCTGTGCAATGACTAATATAAAACTTTTTGTACGCTCCTGTCAAGATGTTTTTATAAATGTGATGTGCATAGTATTTTATCAACAGCGCACAAAATATTATATAAAAACTCTTGCATTGTTGATAACTCAGGAGTAGAATGACTTTCAGAAAGTTAAGGAAAACATAAGGAGTCAAAAATGATTAATCGTTCAGTTCTTTTCCGCCGCGCTCACATCCTCGCAAAGCAGATCCTCGGCGCATGCTCTGATTATCATGCTGCTCTTTCCGCCGCCCTTAAACAGATTTGGGCAGTTATTAAGATTGAGACTAAAGCCGCCCTCGAGGAGGCTCTGAAGGTTCTGCCGGGCACTGCTGTAAAGTCCGCTGAGGCTCTTCAGGATCTTAAACAGTACGGCAAAATCTGGATCGGCGGCTCTCACAAGCGCCTGTATCTGAATGCGAAGGCGCTCGGCCTTAAGTGCGATTACTACCACTCCGGCAACATTTCCCGCGCCTGGGTAAACGGTGAGGATATCAGCAACTGCGAGGCCCGCAGGATTCTCGGTGCAGGTGCCTATATTAACCTGGTATCCGGTGAGTTTATCGATGACAGGCGCCACACCTTCCGCGACAATTTCGGAGATGCTATTGAGGAGATTCTCGGCAGGGATTTCTAGAGATTTTTAACAGGCGGGTGCACCCGGATCCCCGGGCTGTTTTGGAAATGAGAACAAGCGCACAAATTATTTTATAAAAACCCTTGCATTGTTTCTAATGAAAGAGTAGAATGAATTCAGGGATTGAGGAATCCCGGAAAACATAAGGAGTTTGAAATGAACATCAAAAAGGTTTTCAAGGCATTTGAGAAGGCCGAGCAGGTATCTAACAGGGCGAGCGACGCATGGGATGAAAATCCGGATGACACCGCCCTGGAGGCCGCCTTTGATAAGGCTTACGCGGATGAATTCAAAGCTTTTGCCGCCCTTGTATCCGAGATTGTAAAGGTATCTCATGGCCTTATCAGTGAGAAAGTAGCAGGGGTTATGATTCGCACAAAACGCGGCGAGCTTCGCGATTTAATCGGCCGTCTTGCCTGAAACAGCATCAGCCCGGCATGGTGCCGGGCATTTTCCGGGAGAAAAAAAACATGAAAGAACATTCAATCTGCATTACGTATAATTATTCCCGTGAGGACAACACCGGCCACTGGGTATGGGTGACGGATCTCGGTGACGTCTGGGAGTTCCTTTACGCGGAAGGCGCCCGCTCGGGGCGCTACCACATCGCAAAATCACGGGGGTTTTCCGCCCTGATGAAGGAATGCCGTTATTATTTCGATGAAACGGCCTGGATCTACAATGACCATGCGAACAGGAGGCATGTTTGAGCAGCAGCATAAAGGACAGGATGAGGAAGTTTCT